TGCATGACGCACCGCCTCATCGGCCCCAATCGATGCCAGGTCGGCAATGACGCGTCCCCCACGATCAGTGATGGCGTCGACATGTTTACGAACCTCGTCAAGTTCCTCTTGACGCAGACTGGCCAGAGCCTCAAGGACATGGCCGGGGAGAGCACCACCAGGGAGTTTCTCGACGATTTTCGAGATCGGCGCCGAACCGTTGAAAGTGTCGAGCGCTTCGGCAAAATCTTTCACAGACGACCGGACATCATCGAGGGCAGAGACATCACCGAGTCCCAAATCCTCAAGCTGCTTGTCAAGACCGTCAACCAATTCGTCGGCGGCCGTCTTGAAATCCGCCACCTTCTTCAGCAGATCTGATTCTTCCAGCGCTGTTTCAAGATTCGCCTTTAACGTATCCTTGATTTTTTGACTACTGTCGGCCTCTGAAGCCAGAGTACTCAACGCCTGCTCAACGTGGGAGCGCACATCATCCGACACATTCAGCACAGCGTTGGATGCCTGAGTGAAAACATCAGCGAGCTCATGAGGAATAACACCAGCCGATTCGAGTCGATCAATGACAGTCGATGGTGAAAATTCGCCATACGAATCACGGTCAATGTACTTATATTCCATATTATTTAGCCCCCTCGTCCTCATGGTGGACAGCACGCAAAATGTCAATAATCGTGCTGCCCACTGGTTTCGCTGCCGTGCCAATACTGGATACCAAGTCAGCGATCTTCTGACGATCAGCTTCTGTAAGCCGGTCGAACTTACCGACCAGCTCGGGAAAACCATCACCCGGAGAAATACCGTCAAACAGCTTCTTGCCATACGTCGAATTGATGAATTCATCAATGGCAGCACCTACCTTGCCGGCATTCGCTGACAATTTATCGACATGGTCAGCAACCTGCTTGGGCAGTGCTTCCGCATCCCCAAACTGGGCAGCAACCTGATCATGCAGAGTTGTCTTAGCATCCTTAATGCCCTTGATAGCGGCAGGAACACCGGTTCCAGGGAAAACCAGGGGGCCACCGAGAATCTGCTTGATATCTTCAGCAAGCGTTTTGGCGTCTTTGACTGTGCGGCCCAACATCGAGACGTGCTGAGGGATCGACTCAGTCAACTTATCGATAAGACCATTGAAATTCGTGAACATCCCGGACAGAGAATCGGCAGTATCTTTTTCCACCCCTCCCTGCTGCTGAAGATCGCGGATCGACTTAGTGATCTGTGACAAAAGAGTTTCTTTGTTAGCCATAGGAATAAACCTCCAAAAACTTGTACGAACAATGCTCAAAAGAGCTGGTTAGAAGATCCCCCCAGTGAGGTCATCCAATGTCTGGCGTCCTCCAGCACCAGTAAGCAGATCAATGACAGACTGTGCCCAACGGTGGTACTTGTTGAGCGGAGTAAACGGCAGGGCCTCAACGTCATGAATCAAGGTGGCCGTATCTGCCCCCTCCAGCAAATCAGCCAGCAGTTTGAGAAAATCATCCACGCCATCGAGTGGGCGAAGATGGTTAACGAGCTTCTCAACGAAGTCAAGATTCAACCCGCCCTTGCCATCGATGAGGGAGTAGAACAGGCCAGCAACCAAGTCCGGAGAGATCGGCAACCCATTGAGAGCGTTGCGAACAATATCTTCGATCTCTGCCAGGGAGACCAGCGGAAGACCATCGTCAGGGAAGCGATCGTCCTCGTCGTGCTTGACTTCACGGCGGTCAATGTAGGTGTACAGCTTGTTGTCATTGTCGTCAGGGAAGCACTCGATGGTGGCATCAAACCCAACAACCTCAGAGCGTGAAAAGACCTGATCATCAAGCTCAGAGACACGACCATTCGGGATAAACAGCCGCCCCTTGAGGCCATCACCGCCGTGAATGTCGAAAATGTAGGACCGGTACGGGGTATCGGTCGCATTATCAATCATCTGGATAGCCCGCCCGTCATGCCGCGAACGGAAATTCCCGTCGCCCATCATGGCGGTCGCCACATGAGCATTCACAATCTCATGGAACTTGGCCTTGACCTGTACAGAATGACTCGATTGCAGCACAGCCATCGTGTCGCCATTCCAGTCGACGACGTTATCCGTATCCCGGTCAACGGTCTTTGTTACACCATCCTCCGAGATGTAGCCCGCCGGGCTGAAGCGGTTGACGGCAGGTAAGGCCGCCACCCGGATTGACGCAGAGTGCGGAGTCTGAAGTGGATTGATGCCGGCCTGCCCGATCCAAGCAGCCCCGCTGCTCTTCACTTCAGGCGCGCCGACGACAATATTTTGTCGCATACGTGCCATGCGAATCCCCCCAAAAGTATGAAATCCCCGAGTGGCCTCCCCACCTAAGAGGCAAGCCACCTCGAATTATACATGAATATCGATTAGCTTAACGCAGTCCATAAAGTACCAGCCGCCTGCCACCTGAGTACCCCCGGACGATCAGGGTCAGGAAAGATATACGGCTCAGTATCGGTCTCCCACGCCATAACAGCGACATCAGCCCGATACGCCATCTCCAACCCATCAAGACACGCGGCCAGAAGATCAACACATTCCTGGTCATCAGCCCCGTAGACCTGAAGCATGATCCGCGTCCGATCTGTGACCGGTGTCTCCCGGTGAGGTGGTGCATTGTCCACCCGCACCACAGGACCATGAATCTCAGCAGGCACCTTCGTAGCAACATGCACTGCTTCATAGTCCGAGCCGACGAACCATTTCTTCAAACACGAGACCACAACCGCAGTAGGATGCCTCATTCCACGCTCCTTGGATGCCTAGTAGCAACCGGATACTCACCAGCAGCCTTCTGCAGCGAATTATGTTTCAGCGCATACTCATAGGCCCCCCAATCACCAGGAGTCGGCACCACAAGCGCCCGCCACCGAGTTTTGCCTTGAACCGCTGGAAGCACCGAGCACGACGACCCAGCTTTTTGGCGGAACTCCTCAGCCTGAGCATCAACAAAAGAACGCGTCTGACCATCTTCCTTGAGGACGCGGTTAAAAAACTTATGGTTTATTTTCCACTCAACACGGTCACCCACGGTTACACCCCCTCACAAACATGAAGCTTGTATTCCACCAAGCCCGGATCCCACCACGGCCCATGCGTATAGTCCTGGCCACCATCAGCAACAAGAAACCTGGCACCACCGAGCGTCACTTGATCCCCAGCACGAACACCACCAGGAAGAGCAAACAACGAACCAGCCCAATCCACCCGCCGAACATCCTGATCGTCAGGACCATGCTCGCCAGAACTATCAATAGACCAGCCAGCGACACGAACCATCTCCGGCGCTGCCCACGACCTGGTCGCATTACCGAACGCATCAACCCCGGAATCCTCGCGATGACACACTTCCACCGTGAACGGCAGGGGAAAACCCGACCTAGTACAACGAGACCGTGAACGCGCCACGACGGCCACCTCCCACAGAACGAAGCATCCGCTTGTCCTCAGCAGTCAAAAACACACCGCCACCATTCGAGTTAGACCCAAAATTCTGGGTAGTGGAATACGGGCCAGCACTAAACGACTGCGACTCAGCCCCCACCGGAACAGCGGACAAACCACGACTGACCGCGCGGGCAGCAACCCGAGCGCACACCACACGAACAGCAGAAGGCACCTCACCGTCAACATGACCACCCAGATAGGCATCAATAGCGACAGTGGCCTCATCAATCATCGCCCGAATAAACCGACGATCGTCACGATCCGCCTCCATCGTGAGACGATCAGTGACATCGCTGACCGTGCAATATACGTCCACAGCACCCCCTTATATGGTCTACTTCGAAGCCCGAGCAGGCTTCCGTGCACTTCCCGGTTTCACGACGTGGGCGACCATAGCCATATTCGGATTCGTCAAAATCGGCTGGGCAGCACAGTTCGCACGAACCCAATACGCCATCGGATCGTTCTCGCGCCACGCACCGACAGCGATTTGCCCGAGGCCTGTGAGCTGGTATTCCGGAGAATGCATCTCCACAGTCTGGCCCCACACCGTGTAGCCCAAAAGTCCGGATTGAGTCTCCGGCGGCAAGAAATACAAGGTGTTCTCATCCAGGATGCGGCGCGACCCCTTGCCGTCCCGCACCGATTTCGAATACGACGTGATGGCGGGCAGTCCCTGATCCTGCAGGACAGCATTAATGGCCCCAGAAGAAATGCGGGTCAGCTCACCGGTCGTATTCGCAGAGTCACGGAACTGAGCATTCACCTGAAGTTTTTGGATCACCTTCGGGGAAGCAATGATCGTGCCCGGCTTGGTGCCGTTAGCATCCTCGTAAGCCATCGCCCAATCGATAATGTCCTCGAGCGCAGGGGCATTAGGGTCATCCCAATGCTTCTTTGGGGTGACCTCGAACTCATCGTCGCGCCCAATACCTGCATCAACAATGGCGCCGTTTTCCACGTAGCGGACACGGCCAGTGGTCAGAACATCACCACGAGCAACCTCAACACGGTTAGCCACCGCACGGACCACCGTTTCGGTGGCCTTGGTCATATCGTCTTCCTGGAACTCAGTATTGGCCTGCCTGAAGCTACGCAGCTGATCCATTTCATTGATGCGGACTTTTTGCCCAATCAGTGGTAGTTGCATCATGGCCTTATGGCCGCCACCCATTGAACCGATAGGAGTCTCAGCGTCAGCGGAACGAACCTCAGCCAACCGGCTCGTATCTTCCTCAGTTTTCCAGGTGAAGAAAATATCATTGACCAGTTGAGAGAGGAAATAGGCTGACAGTGAATATCCACTGGATTCGAGATCAGTTAAATAGTGGTTGGCGTAAACCGTTAAATCTTCAGGTGAGAGAACCTCAGTCCAAATTTGTGATGATCCCATTAGTTATCACCTCGCAGCGACCCGACCTGATCAAAATTCGTTGATCCGTCCTCATTCCATAGAGAATCCGACGGCTCGTGAACAAACGTGAACTCAGGGTGATCACACTCTGAGATCGTTACGCGGTTGTTTGAGTCCGGAAAACGATCAACGCGGATGCGGCCATGCCAGATGATCGGCACGACTTCGCCGGGAACATTGTCCTGGTCAGTGAGCAGAAAACCGTCCACTGGCTGTGTTTTTGATGTCACTGGGAGCCAGTAGTCGCCGTCACGGTGCAATGCAGTGTCAGATGGTAATACTGCTTTTCGAATATGGGTTGTCTTTTCCCCCAGTGTGCCAGTCTCTGCGTTGTCGACAGCATGACGTGAGCCAAGCCAAGAAAGGTCACTGGGAGAATACCGGTCAAAATTTGGCCGAAAATGCATTATTCCCCCCGAATAATTGATGAATGTTGTTTATGCCCCTCGGCGTGCCGTATGGCGTTGCCACAGCTCCTCACCTTTGGAGATGCCCTGGCTGGGCTGTTCCCATGTCAGTGATGAGTTAGGGGCGACGGGTGTGCTGTGCTTTTTGATGAGTGCTGTGAGCGTCGAGTCTGCATCATCATCGTCAAGATCTAACTGTTCGACTGCGTTGCAAAAACGCTTCGAATCAAAGAGTTGCCCAATGCTGCCGCCCAAGTCTGCGATACGTGTCGTCAGATCGTTATGTCGCTTTGCCTCGCCTAGTTGGCTCGTCGCCTCAGACAATTGCGAGCGAAGCGTCTCCACTGTTTCCTCAAGCTTGCCTTTCTCATCTTTCAATGAGTCAAGCTGACCAGTGAGATGTTTGACGTCATCAAGCGACTTCTCTGCTCGGTTTTCCCACGTGCGGGAATGAGCGCGCATCTGTTCGTACTTTTGTCGATAATCAATAGAACTTGTATTCGACTCTACCTTCTCGGCATGAGATGCAGAGCCCTTGCTTCCAGAAGCCTTTTCGGCATCGTGTGCGGAACGATCCCCCTCATATTCAGTCATAACTACTCCCTTAAGTGCGTGTGCTAATTACGGTCGTAGCATTCATCCCTTCCGGACAATACCGCAATCAACTCACATGTTAGCACATATGTTCAGTGAGCTAGGTTTCCCGCCTTTCGCATAGCAGGCAAGATAGTCTCTGGCTTTGTGTTGCTAGATTGCTTCTTAGCCTCGGCATAAATCTTCTGAGCCCGAATTGTGCTCTCAGGAAGCTCAACTTTTCCGTGCTTCCGGCAAACCAGCAGACATCGGCAATGATCGTGGTAATGAGCGCCACCATAACCACCACCTGCAGTTTCCCGCCTTGTATACGCAAAACCACGAGAAGCCAACATCAAACAAAAAGCACATGCACCTGGATGAGCTACCCGAGCCCACGACCCATGACCATTCCACGCCGTCAACTCCGTCGTCTTGCGTTGCCGACCGTACAACTCATCGGCCACGATAAAACCTACGTTCTTGACTGTTTTCGTGTATCCATTGTCCTCAAAGAACAATGGTCCGAAGTCGTGAGCCATCCTGGCCTCCACCTGGTCAATATCGACCTGCTTTGGTTCCCACGCGACTGGCCGCATTTTCATATAGTCTTCCTGCTCCTCTAACCACGCCATCGTCGCATCAGTGACCGACAAACCATAGGCGTCGATCGTCTCTCGCACCAGCTGTCGCAACATGTCTTTTTGCTCATAGGGGTTGTCAGTGATGTCAGGAATGTTTGCTGCCTCAATATCCAGATCATGAATAGCTAGGGCTGTAATCCGGTCAACGACCGGGCCGATCGATGTCCACGGGTGCTCCACGTCCACGACAGGCATTTATCTCCCCTCTCTAGCATCTTGACTGGCGTTTTTATCGGGGGAGAGGGTTTGCACTGGTTTCACCGCGCCGGTTGTGGTGTTCTCCGGTTGATTAACTTGGGCGTTGTCATTCGTGGAGGCAGCCATGACCTTAGCGAGAGCTGAAAGCCGTTTGCTGCGATTTTCCCGCTCGATCCGTAGACGATCAGCAGCGGAGAAATGCAGGTTTTCGAGCAAAACCTGGGAATCGGGGGAGAGGACACCCGCTGAAAGGAGTTTGAGTGCCCAGTCGGCATCCGCGGCCTTCGACGCGGTCGCCGGGTCTCTCCAGTCCACCTCGAGATCATCGGCCAACCGATCAGCATCTACCTCATCATCGAATTCAGTCAGCGAAGTGAGCACTTGCGCCAACGCAATCAAATCTGGGTTCATTAGTTCGGTTTTGATCTCTGAGGCGCGGATCAGTTGTTCTTTCCACACGCGGATGGAATCACCCGATGGTGGATTTTGAGTCATGAAGCCGAAATACTGGGCCGGGATTTTCGATTCCGAGGCGATGAGCTGAGAATAGGCTCTCACCTGCTCAATAAAAGGGGTCGGGGGTGAGGAGGAAAATTGTCCGACACTGGGCTGCTTGGCATCGTCCTCGTCGCCATTGAGGACGAGCATCTTGCCGATGGAGGTGCGCCACCTCATCTCGACGCGGTCAAATTCTGACATGCCGTCAGGGTCGTAGCCGAAGTCTTCAGGTGAGGCACCTGTGGCCCACCGTTGTGGGGAGGCATAGAACTCGGAGTTGTATTCCATGTTTTCTAATGTGCGGGCGGCTGCGTCGGTGAGGTATTGCACGGCTGGTGTGATCTCTGATTGTCCTGACCAGTGAGAGATGCGTAGCCTGAACATAGGGAAACCGTCATCGGGTATGGGATATCGTTGGACTGCTTGAACTCGGCTGGCATTGCGTAAGACGATGACGATTTGCCCACGCAGGTAGAGGACTTCGCGGTGTCGGCCTTGTGAATCAACCCCGGAGCGGCGGTAGCCAGCAACCGGGCTATTGGTGGCATCATCCCACAACAGTGATCCAGACATCGGGGAGACAGCACGTAGCCGGAATTGGCCCATGGTGTCTGGTTCGACGGCAAGCAGGCCTAGACCAAAGATCAGCATGTCCAAGATGGCTTCAGAGACGCGGAGTGGAACATGGAACCGGCGGGTAATGGTGCGCATCTGATCGGGATAGTCCGGAGAGATAAAACCATCCATGCGCAGCAGGTCACCATAGGTATCGACAATTGTTGCCGGCCAGCCTGACACCACCCCAATATCTCCGAGGGTTCGTGGCACAGCCACACCGATTCGCCGAACCCGATGTGTACCGTCATAGTAGGCAGCCAACCGCTCATTGTTGGCTCTGTGTGCTCCGACCTGGGTAGTAAGTAATTTTATAAGGTCGTCTTCGGTGCGTGTGAGTCCATCGATCATAGGACAAATGACCCCCTCTTCTTTTTATGTTTCGTTATCCCCCGTGACACAGCGTCGAGATAGCACTTGTAGGCCATGACCGCTGCGTATGCTGCGTCAATTTTATCAGCAGATTCTGGTGATGATTTGTAGAGCAAATATCCGGTTCGTGTTTCCCTCCGGCGGGCGTTAAGCAAGTGTGCTCGTAGATAGGGGCCTCCGTCGTAACTGATTTCGCGGTGGATGACGGCTTGTCGGAATTGGGTTAGTGATTGATACACCGCAGCCGTTTTCCCCCTTGGCCACGCCATCATGGGGTGGCTAGCTGTTGCACGGACTTTTAGCTTGGGGGAAAAGTCTGCTTCCCAGGTTGAGACATGTTCAGTCCACCCCGACGGGTCGCAATACATGCCAACCACGCGGTATCGAGAAAAACAGTCGCGGATGACTGCATCGACTTGCTTTGTGTCTGATTCCCAGGTTGGGTCTCGAGGTGTGGGTGATTGCCACACTGCAACCTCAAAAAGGTGTCCGTCCGAGATGCGTATCCCTACCAGAGCGGTGGCATCAACGTTGCCTCGAATACGGCCTCGCGATCCGTCGAAACCGAGCACGACCTTATCGCCTGGCTGAACAGCTTTGTCACGATCCTCGATGGCATCCACCTCGAGGTGGGATAGGTACGAGTCAGAGGCAGACACTATTTGGTTGAGGTAGAACTGGCGGGCATCGGACGGGTCGGTCGACGGGTCCCAAATCTCGGTGATGATCCGTTCGATATCGACCCAACCACCTTTGTCACGTGCTGAGTCTCCGTACGCGTAGGCCAGCCCCGCATAGAGTGAGTCGTGGTCGGCAAGATCCGTATCGGCAGGTGCTTCCCGATGGTCAACCAGGATGGTTTCTCGCTTGAGCCTTCCTTGTCTTTCTAGTTCAACAGCCTGAAACGTTTTCTCTGCTATTGACCCTGACCCAGGCCGGAATGCGTTTGGTGTTTCGATGGAGTGGCCCCCGACTTTCCCGAGGTTGCGGCGCAGAGTGTCGGCTAGTGCCACACCACCATTTGAGCGTGTCCATGATTCTGTCTGGTCAAGGGCGGCCCATACTGGTCTGCCGCCTTCTTTGGATAGAGCGCCGGAGGTGATGAATTCAATGCGGCCGCGAGGTAATGCAATGAAGCTTTCCATGGGGTCAATGTCGTAGTTATTGATAGCTGGCCCGTCGCGGAGCATTTCTAGTAGTGGGCCGTAGGCATTTTTTGACTGGTCTTCGTTGACAGCGGCGAATTGGACGCGTGGTGTTACACGCTCTGACCAGGGGACTCCGACTGGTTGTCCGGCGGCGTCCCATCCGCCGAAGCAGACGGGGCCTAAGGCTTCAAGTGCTCCGATTGCGCCCATGAGGGGTGATTTTCCTGATCCTTTGGGCCGGGAGAAAATGCCCCGAGTGTAGACCCGTTGTCCTGTTTCCGGGTCAAGTTGGTAGTAGTGGATGAGGAAGTTGGCTTGGTCTGGGGTGAGGATGAGTGGGTGGTATTCGGCTGAGTCCGGTTGGGTGAGGTTTTCTTCTATCCAGGCTAGGCATTCCCATCCAAGAGAGGGGAATTCTCCGGCCTCGCTGGGTTTGAACGGCATGGGTTAATCAACTGCTTTCAGGCTGCGGTAGCGGCCTCGGACGTCGGTGGCGGCGCGGGAGGCGCG